GTTTCCGAAAGACACCGTATCCACTAATGGTTATTTTAATCCATATGATTGGGAATATGATTATAATATTGAGTTAGAATTAATTACTTCAGACGAAGAAGATACGATTAATATAAATATTGATAATTGGGACTTCTTGGCACATCAAATGATTCAAACTCTTGAACATGAAATTATCCATCGCAATCAAATTACAAAACGACAAGGGTTTGTAGTCCTTCCTGAATACATCGAAGGTATGTCTACAGAACAAGAACGTATTATATATCTAAGCAACCCAGACGAAATTGACGCATATGCGAACGACGTAGCGTTAGATTTACTTGAGGTCTATACTACTCAAGGTGCGTGTTTAAAGTTATCAAAATATACATATATCACAAAAGAAGAGTCTGCGGTATTTAACGAATATATGGAATTGTTTGGAGCAAATTCGGATATTGTTAAAACTATCGTAAAGAAAGCATTATCAAAAATAACAACATAAAAGGGGATTAATGGCACAAGTAAGCAAACAACAAGAATTTCAAATGATCATTGAAGGTTTAGTTTCTGATGGGATATCATACATAGACGTGATTACAGAATACATGGAAACCAACGAACTAGAACCAAAGCAAATAAAGAAACTTATATCACCAACACTACAAGAGAAAATCACAAGGGAAGCTATTAAATTTAGGTTGATTGAAGAAGAAGAACTTGGAAGCACTCTGCCTCTGTGACAGGGTTTGATGCATATAAATTATACGTTGCAATAAAACAACATTTCAATACAGACAATAATTATAACTACATACAATACTCGGGAAAACAAAGACAAATTAGTACGGAATCTTATAACCGAAGAAAGGATAAGTTTTATTTTGAAGCAATCGGGAATAAAAAGAAAGGGGATTTATTACAATTCTACGTTGCTAACTTTGTAGTAGGTGACGGTCAATGGATCGGTGATATGTATAACCAAGAATCAGAAAGTGTGTTCTTTGGTTGGAAACGTATTATTGAATCTTTAACTTATTTATTCACAGAAGATATAAAATTAATTAAAGAGTTTTTGGAAGAAAGGAATTTGAAGTTTGACGACTTGTTCACTATCACGGATGGTGAACATCCTATATTATTTAGATTCGTTGAACAGAAGATGATTAAAGTGGAAACGTATATCATAATGGATAAAGTTTTAAACTTTAGCAAAAGGTTTAAGAAAGAAATTAAGGACGAGTTTGTGTACCCAGCGGTTCAATATAAATTTGATAGGTATGCAGAATTTATGAATTTTGATTCTAAGAAATATGGAACAATAATGAAAGGAGTTTTTACATAATGCAAATGCACGACAGAATGAATTCAAATATCAATTTGAACTCTATGACTTTAAGAGAAGTTGATATGCAAGACGGATTTACCATACGAGTTAGTTATATCTTAAACACAGTCAAGATGACTAATAAATTAGAATATAATTTAGAATCGAATGCTAGACAAGACTACAATGCTATCGTAGAAATGATTGGTGGTAAGGCAACTTTTTTAACAGAATAGCTTGACTTTTCAGCAAACATAAGGTATAATAGAAGTATGGAAACGAAAATGCACAACAAACAAGATTGCGAAGTTAAATGCGACGCAATCAAAACAATTTTAACTCAAATTCAAGAAGTGTCTGGAATGGAACAAAATTACCAAATCAGACATCTTGCTGAATCAGGGTTAGATTTAATCAGAGATTTGAAAAGTGAATTCGACGATTAATAGTAAGTATAAATAACAATATAACAATATAATAATATAACAATACGTAGGAGTATATGATGGAACAAAATACAGTAAAGATTGACGGCAACGATTATGTAATTGCAGATTTACCAGACATTGCAAAAGTAGCAATTGAACATCTAATGATGATTGATAAAGAACAACAACGCCTAGAAATGGCACGTGCAGGTTTTGCGCAGGCAATTAAATCTGTTATGGAAGGCGACGACGCACCTTCTCCGATTGAAAATGCAGACACAGGAACTGACTTTGTTGCAGAAGACGGTACAACTGCAGATTTCGTTCCAGAAGAAGTATAAAACAAACTAGAGGGTTGTGGAATACCTCTATAAAAACATTCCGTAAAACAACAAAAACAATCAACAGGTAACAGTAAAATGTACCTCACATAAGGAGTAGTATTATGGGTTTCTCAGCCTTAAAGAAAAGAAGTAAGTCGACAAAAAATGTATCAGAGATGATGGATAAATTGAACAAAGCATCAGGTGGTGGTTCAAATTCATACGTAGATGATAGATATTGGAAATTGGAAAGAGATAAGACGGGTAATGGTTATGCTATCATTCGTTTCTTAGATGCACCAGATGGTGAAGACTTTCCTTTCATCAAAATGTACACACATGGATTTAAAGGTCAAGGTGGTTGGTACATTGAAAATTCACTAACAACAATCGGTAAACAAGACCCAGTTTCAGAAGCAAACTCTGAATTATGGAATTCAGGTATTGATTCAAATAAAGATATTGCTCGCAATCGTAAACGACGTTTACAGTTTGTGTCTAATATCTACGTTGTTAAGGACTCCAAGTTCCCTGAAAACGAAGGTAAAACTTTCTTATTTAAATACGGAAAGTCTATCTTTGATATGATTCAGGCAGCCGGTGCTCCAGAGTTTGACGATGAAACTCCAGTGAATGTGTTTGATTTATTCAATGGTGCTGATTTCAAATTGAAGTCACGCAAAGCAGATGGATTTATTAAATACGATAAGTCTGGTTTCGAAGAACCTTCTCAGTGGTTATCTGACGAAGGTGAAATGGAAACTTTATATAATGGACTGTATTCATTAGACGGTGAAATCGCAGAAGACAAGTTTAAAACTTATGATGAGTTGAAAACCAAATTCCTACGTGTAACAGGTGGTTCGTCAGAATCTTCTAGTTTCACTGCTGAATCTGTTTCTGCAGAACCGACTCCAGTAGCAGACGTTAG